CGCGTTGCCATACCGACATATTTGAATTCAGTACGCCATTTTTACCAGCCATATTTGTTGAACCGCTTGATGAAGTTGCCCAAGCAAGGCCAGTTGCAGCGGTTGAGTCAGCCGTCAGGACTTGCCCGTTTGTACCTACTGCAAGGCGTGCTGGAGTATCGGCTGCCGTTGCTCCTATGAGATCGCCTTTTGCATCCACAATTGTGTTTTGAATTGCGTTGCTATCGTCAAAGCCAACCCAAGCTGAACCTGAGTAGGTAAGTACTGCATCGGTGTCTTTGAGGTAGCAGCACTGCCCTTCTTGCGGTGAGGTAATTGCCGCGTCTCTAGCTGCTGCTGAGGCAAAGACTAAAACGCCCTGCATCAAGTAGCCATTAGTGTCTGCACTGGTCAAAACTTCCCCAGTTGTAAAAGTCTTAAATCCTAATCCAGCCGCCATTTGTTTCCCCCTTAATAACTCAACACGCTTGTGTCAAGTATCCCATAAAGTGTGCTATCTAGAATGAAACCATCAATTATGGGTTCAAGTGTCGTCATTTTGACCCGCCAAGAATTTGGAGTTATTTCCATGTGCTTGCCGAATACTTGTAGGGTCTTTGTCAGCGTTGTTGCCCCTGGTTGGTTGGTTGTGATTGTAACTGGGTCGAAATAATCAAGGTCAAGAGCTGCCACAATTCCCGCATCATAATTGGCAGTGTATAGATCCAATTGAATTTCATCGCATCGAACGCTTGTCTCAGCTCTTGAAGCGACATAAGCCTGGGCATAGTTCAAGGCGGTGGCAGTATCCTGCATCAATAGATTTTGCTGGTTGTAAGAATGCAAGAAATACTTGGCAATGCTTGCGGCATCTGTGGCGGTCTGAGTTGCCAAGCCGGTTGCAGTGATGTTGGCTTCATTGTAAACAAGGGTGTCATTTGTTACCCAAGTAGCGTTAAAATAATCAATGGCCGTCCCGTTGTCGTTGAACACAACCGGAGTTGCTGCAACGCTTGAAGCCGTCAAATTTCTATCTTGGAAAATAAAACTGCCCGCCGCATCCACATAGAAAGCACCAAATTCAGTTGTCTCAATTGTTTGACAAGCTTGAAGCGCGGTGCGGGCCGTGCCGGGATCTGCCTGAACCGTGGTGAGGCCAGGGTCAACATCTCGCATTGTCAACGGCCAACCGATTTGGTCAAGCAAATTGTTGATTCTTGCCCCAGTTAATTGACCTGCGCTTGTTCCTGCCACCGTGGAGATTTGAGCATTTTGAGCCAATCTGAAGGCATCAACGGCTTGGATTGTAGTGTAAACGACATCCCCAACCGCAGATTGTGGAGTGGTCGTACTGTACGAAGTTATGAAACCACTAAAAACGGGATAAGTGACACCGGCAAATGTCGCAGTTATCTGCACTTTTCTCATTGGTGTCAAAAGGTTGTAATAAGGCCCGGCTGCATTCATTGGGTTAAAATCACCGTTTTGGTCAACAATGCGCAATGAGAGTGTGCCAGTCTGAAATTGGTCTGCCTGAGCATTTCTGCCGCGCCTGGTGCTAATTGAATCAACTACATTTGAAACATCCACAATCAATGAGGCTGAATCGGCTAAAATGTTCGTGTCAAGATGGCCTTGATCTAAAATCATTGCTTGGGCAAAACTTGGCCCAGTGCTGAAATTTATGTAACAATTAATGACTGGCATTGTCATGCTGGCAACGCCCCTGCATAGGTTGTCAAATTGCCTCGGCGTGCAATTTCATTGAGCGCAGCTTGAACGGCATCTACAATGGTGTTCTCGTCAGCCATTGATGCACCAGTGTTAACAATCACGGTTGGAGTGCCATTGCCGGCGGCGGCATCCGCTATTTTCTTTAATGCTGCTGCCATTGCATCGGCAATTGCTTGTGCTGCTGCATCGGCTTCAGCTTTGAGCCTTGCTGCGTTTTGTGAATCTGTAAATCCGCCAGCACCATTTCCTATCACGGTACTTTGAGAGCCAGTACCAGCCAATCGAAAACCACCTGATTCCTTGAACTTTTCTAGGGCAATCATGGCCTCACTGAGCCCACGATAAAAATCCGGTGTTATAGGACTGCCAATACCGGCAATACGAAACCCACCCGATTCCTTGAACTTTTCTAAAGCAATTTGAGCATCAGTCATTCCCTTATAGAAATCTGCTGAAATGACATTGCCAATTCTATTATTTCCAATTGCAGTTAATAAATCTTGCAACACTTTTGTTTTAGCTTGAGCTTCATCAAGGGCCTTTGTGTATTTCGCAATATCGTCTATATTCTCGTTTTCAATTGCTTTCATCAGCAATAAACGAATGCGCTCCTCATTGCTGATTTTGCCCTTCAAGGCTGCTTCTATTTGTATTTTTTGGATGTCAAAAATTGCCTTAGCCTTTGAGATTTTTAACAAATCCTGCTGAGCCTTTGTAGCCTTTTTTGTCGCTGCCAACATATCATCACGCTGCTTTTTAGCTGCTGCGGCTGCGGCAATTTCTGCGGCGTTCCTTTTGTAGGTTCCGGCTGGGCTTGCGGATCGGTTTGTGTTTGTTGTCTTCAAAATAGGAATTAGACCAAATTTCAAATCAACACCGGCAAAAAGTTCTTTCATTCGCACTGGAGAAATTATTGTTGCAAGTGATTGGGCGAACAAATCAATTTTTGAGGTTGCTTTGTCAATATCGCCATCCCCAGCAATTGACACAAACGCATCAACAAGCGCACCACCAATAGTCTCGGAAGCATTTGCGGCTGCCACATTCAGTTTATTCAGTTTGCCAGCATAGGTGTCGGCGGCTAACGCAGCTTGACCCTTGCTAATTGTGGCAATTCTTGCAAGAATTTCTTCAAATGACATTGCGCTCAGTTGCACTTTGCTAAGGCCTAAGCCGTATTTTTGCAATCCTTTTGTGTTTCCTGCATATGCACGGCCAAGGTCGCTGGCAACTGAAACAACGCTTTCTCCACTTTGTGCACTAAGATCTAAAGCAGTTTTTAATAAATCTTGTGACTTACGAAAATCTCCTGTGGTGGTCAATAATTTTTGGTAGGCCGGACGAAGCTCGTCATCAAGCACACCAAATTGCTTTTCAAGGCTCGCAATAAAATTTTTGACTTCAGGGTTAGCAAAACTTAAACCTAAATTGTCTAATGATTTTGCAAGGACTCGGGCAGCTTTATCATCTTCAGCAAATGCATTAACGGCCGCTTTGCCGTAGGCATAGAATTTTTGAGCTGCAAAAACTGATCCTAGACTTTTGCCTAAATTTTTTACGGTTTTATCAAACCCACTAATATGCTTTTTGGCTTTGTCTAATCCCTTAGGGTCATAGCGGGTTGTGGCAGTGACTAATAAATTTGGCATCAGGAAGCCAACCTGTAACCGGATTGAGTACCCGCACCGCCAGTGGCATTGAACACCTTGACGGCTTTGTCAATTGCAGTAGTAACGGCCAAGGTTGCCTTGCCTTGATCTTGTTCCCATGCCTTAAATATCAAACGGCCTCGGTCGAATCCCTTGCCATAGAGTGAACCCATTGCGCCAATAAATAATTTACCCGCATCAGGATTGTTTGAACGACTGACATCATTGCCTGACCCTTTTGGCCCAACCCAAGGTTGGCCACTCGGAAACTTACGGCCCGCAGTTTCATAAATTGCTCCGGCGGCTGAGTTGTTGCGCACATAATACTGAGCCCTATAGCCCTGACGGTTCTGAATGCTTTTGCCTTGGCGATAGACAATGCCTGCCTTGACTTCAGCAGTGTCAAAAAGAGGGAATTTGCGCACGCGGCCGCTTGTATTGAACACGGCCTGGCTCTGTACCTTGCCGCGCTTTTCCCAACCTGAAAGATATGTTGGAAACCCCTGAGGCACATCACCACGCGCTTTATCACGAATCGTTAACATTGCAGCTTTGATTTCAATGTTCATTTGCTTGGTCAAGTCTCTATCAAACTTGCGCATCGCTTTCAAAGTGGGTTCAACGCCTGTTATGTTTAATGGCACGGGCCCTCTCCTTCGCTCTGTCGTTTAGTACCTGAAGCACGGCTTTGAACATTCTTTCATCAAGATCTAAAACTTCATTGGGGCTTATTTTAAGCTCCACCGCTAGTGAGGCCACTAGGTAGGTGAAACTCCCCGGATCTATTTTTTTTCAGGCTCATCATCCATAACTTCAACTGTAATCAAAGTTGAAAGGAATTCTTCGCCAAAAGGTGGAATTATTTCGATGCGTGACAATGCATTGTGAGCCAGCCAATAAATGTCCGACTGTTTTTCTTCATCACGAATCTGTTTGTGCATTCCTTTACCTGTGTATTTTTCGAACGCATATTCAACCAAGGGGGTGATTGGAACAACCACATCCCCTGAGGCCCTAGTGATTTTTAAGCGTGCCATTTTTTGCTCCTTAGAATGCAACCGATGTAGAAACGGTCACGACTGTGTTAACTGTAAATGAAAGGCTTGATGCAGCTTCATCACCAACGCCACCGCTACCAACTGGTGTTAGGTTGTTGACAAAGATTGAAAACTGGTATGTTGGATTTGTCGCGCTTACTGCGGTTCCCTTAACGGTAATCATTGAAACTGCCAAGGTCGTTGCAAATGCTGACTGAAGCGTTGTCATGACTGCTGATGCTGCCCAATCATTGAAGAAGTCGATTTGTAAAGTTGCACTTTGCAGCCCACCGACTACACGATGAGAAAGATCGCCCATGGTCGTGACATCCAGCTCATCCACAATTTGGGTTAAAGTAATTGCACTCACATAAGATGAGATGTCAATTGATGGGACTGTTGGCGCGGCTGCGGTTGCGAGTTTCACGCCAACATTGTTATTTAGATAGATTGCCATTTAGTTTTCCTCGGTTTCTGTTGTCGTTGGCTTCGCAGCCTTTGTATCCTTGATCTGACCGACTTTGACAAGCCAAGCCAAATTATCTGCGTTTGTGTCGCTCATTTTATCTCCTATGACCAAGTTGTTAAGACTGTAATGGAAAAATCCGATGTGAGCATGGGCCCGCTCGGTGCATCCAACACGGAAGGAGCTGATGCGCCGGTGATGTTGAATACTAAATTTGATGAAGCCAGTTTGTTAAATACGGCCACAATCGTGCTTTCAATGCCGTTCAAATTTCCCTGGTTATCTAGATACGGCACGGTCATGATGACCTTGAAATTTGCCATACATGAAATGGAAGCCTGTGAGTTATTTGACGGAACTAAATAAGGGTCACTGGGCGCAACTATCACTGAGTTGGCAAGAATTACTGGGGGCGGGAAGCTGAAGGTTGACCACACACCGGCATTGGCTAAAGCCGTTGCTATCGTTGTGCGTAATGTTGTCAGTGCTACTGGTGGCATCTTTCATCCAACCATTGCGCCTGGGCTGAGATAAGGCGCAAGCAATCCTCTGATGGATGCCATCAATGTGTTTGACATTCTGAATGGGCTAGGAGCATATCCATCAACGCCCATTCCCCCGTTTTGTGTAGCTTGTCGGGATTGCCAAATGTTAGTTGCCAAAATCATTGAAGCGGAGCGAATGGCTGATGTTGCTGCATAAGATGCAGTTTTATGATCAGGGCCAGCCATTGTTCCATAAGGTAGAACAAGGTGAATTAATTCATCGTTTCCGGTGCTTGCATATTGAATGTATTGGTATCCAAGCGGGAACACCCAACGGCTTGGAAGATAAGGCGCACTCACTGAAGTTGGATAAGGGCTTGTGCTAGTGATGGTTTTTGAGCCATTGAATCCAGCACCGCAGCCGCTAATTGTTACGGCTTGGCCAACAACAAATTGACCAGGGTTTGCAATGATTGCCGTTGCAACATTTGCTGAACGCCCGGTTGCAACTACTGGTGCATTGTTAAACCAAAGAAATGAGTTGATGAGATCTTCAGCAGTCTGAGCACATTCTTCAACCGTAGCATCTGAATAGAGCGTGCCAATTCCCAGTGAATCGCGTAATTCTTGCATAGTCACATAAGTTGCGGCCATCATCATTCCTTTCTTTGATAAGGCTTACAGGGCCAGGGCCTCCTAGCCCTGTAAGCGGCTTAGGGTTTTATCAGGTTAGGTTATAGCGTTGCAGACCACCGGAAACAAGTGTCTTTGTCGCAAAATAACCATAGAGCATTGTGGAAATTTCACCAGTTGCAACAACATTGACGGATAGTGTCAACTTTGGTGATTCGTAAATTGCAATGCTCATTGGGTTAACAATAAACGCTGCATCATCAATTGTGGTTGAAACCATGTTTTGGTCAACCCATAGATCCAAGCCCATCATGTCGCCGCGCAATCCGCGTGGTGTTGATTGGCCATTAGCGTTCATTGGGCTGGCCGCATTAAATATGCTGCGTCCAGTTGTGTCCAGGCTTCCGATTAATAATGACCAAACGGAAGTGCCAGCAATGAATGCAGTTGCAGTCTCTCCGCTTGCTGCATAAACGGCTGGTGCAGCTTGTGCAACATATGCCTGAAGTCCGGCAATTGTTGCAGCTTGAGCAGTTGCTTGTGTTCCACCTGAAACAATTTCTGCAATTACTGCTGCATCAGATGCCTTAGCGTAAGCTCTTAAACAATTCTCATACATCGCGGAATAAAAGCTTGGATCTGATCTGTCAAGCAACTCTGTTGAATAAATCTGAGTGCCCGCTAGTTTTACCACGGTAGCATTTACATAGCTAGAGACAATCTGAGTTGCAGCAGTTGATGCACCTTCAGCAACGGTTCCAATTGTTGCATTCGTTGTGATTTTTGGATGTGAAATAGTCATGCCTGAAGGAGCCAATGCGCGTGCTCCACCTAGTGCATCAATTGTTGGGCGTGACATAACTGATGTATCAATAACGCTTGAAACATATTGTGTCGGAGAAAATGCCGGATTAGTTGTGAACGAATCGTTAGCGGCTTCAATTTTTCTAGCTTGCGCATCTGCTGCACGGATATAATCGCGTGAAGTATCATCACCCATTTTGGCTTTGATTGCGTGCTCAAGATATTGCGCTTGTGTCTTAATTGGTGAGCGAACTTCGCCAACAATATAAGATGCTGAAACAACTGGGCGTGAGGCATCCACAACGGGAGCCTCTGCCGCAGTTTCTGGGGCTGTATTATCTGGGGCTGTCGTCATGACATCCTCACTCTCTGTCTCGGTTTCGACCTCCACAATTGTTGTGTTGATCGTAGTTGTTTTCGTACTGGTAGAACTTGCCGCTTCGATTTCGGCTTGGCTTGCGGCAACGCTGGTGACAATCGCATTTTCAAATGCGGGCGACTCAACAAGGCTGACTTCAATAAGCCTTGCGCTAGTTACTAAAAGATAATCATCATTTGGCAGTGATGCGATTACTTCAACACCCACTGACAAGCCTGAAACCAAATCTTCAGCAGCTAGGGTCAAATAATCTGTTCCCTTGCTGCTGCTAGAAATCTTAAACGAACCGTAAACAAATTCGCCTTCATTGCTAAAAGATTGAGCACGGCCGATCGGATTATTTGGCTCATGTTGCGCAAGCAACTTAATGCGGCCAGGTGACGGAATTTGGATTGATCCGTGCTCAAAAACAACGGCCCCAACTGAAGTGTGGCCAACTGCTCCATACTCCATGATTTTGCCTGAGATAACCCGGCGTTCAGTATCAGCCGCCTGGATTGGCGTGCTAAAGGTTAGCTTCATGATGCATCTCCATTCGGTGATAAGTTTTCCATTGCTTTTGCCTGATCTAAAGTAATTAATTCGAGTGTGAGCATTTTTTCAATGACTGCAAGGCGTGCACCTGCATCAGCGCGCAAAAATGTTTCATCAGAATTAAAGCGCACAACATTTTGTGAACTGGTAATGTCATTCATGCTTAGTCTGTCCTCTATTGCACATACATAAGGAGCCAGGGTGTATGCATAAAATTCTTTCCGGGCATCAAGAACATTTTGATATGTCATGCTTTTATTTGCATCGCTTGAAGCCATGTACGCCGGAACATTCATCAAACGACAAATTTCGGTTGAGAAATCTTGTTTTGCTTCTGCGTACATCATGTCTTTAGGTGAAAATGATGTTGTTTGATAATCCAAAGTGCTGGTGAGAAATGCAGTGCCACGCGAATTTCTCGCTTGTTTCCAACTTGCAAGAATTCCTTGCACTTGCGCTTCAGGCAGATCCGCACCGGTATTTTTCAAGAATCCTGATGGGATTGGAGTTTGTGCAGCTATCGCAGCCGCTTTCTCTAAATCTAAAGCTGCGCGCATAGTGCGGCCGCCGGTTGCAAGCACTCCCGGTTGTAGTGACTGGAATGTGATTAAACTTCCAATTCCATTTTGTGGGCGCACTTCATTGTCAACGGTGTAATACTCAACTTCAGTATTACGCGCGTTGAGTTTTGGTGTAACTCTTTCATTTGCAACCCAAGCGAAACGCGCTGGCCTTCCATCATCAGAATAAGTTGCGGTGCATTCCCAATACGCAATTTGATAGAAAAGGAGCGATTGAACCGTATAGGCAATCGTAACTGAACGCGGTTGTCTGATGTCAGGTTGTTCCAACCACACTGGCAAACCTAATTTTTCTCCGGTTGTTTTGTTATACAACTCAAGCGGAATTCCTGCAATGGTTCCGCAGATTAATTGACGGCACTTTGAAACGGTCGGAACCTGCATTGCAGAATTTAGATCAATGCCGGCGTAATCAAAGCCCATGCCATAATCACTCCACGCGCCAACGCCGTAGCCTTGATTCATTACGGCCGGGTTATATTGACTTTTAAGCGTGTCTGAATCCTCTTTAACTAAACGCAGTGCTGACAAAATACCCATAGGCGCATAATAGCCCCATAGCACCCAATACGGACATTCAACTCATTTGGGATTTTGGGCGTGTCTAACCGGCAACAATCATTGGGGTTGAAACTGGTTCCTGCATTTTGTGAACAATCATTGCCAGGGAGATTGGAGCTGAGACATCTCCGGCACTGGCCCTTCTCACAATTCGCCAACCACTGTCATTGGTCTTAGCTGCGCATGCATTCATTTGGGTATCAAATGCCTCCGTTCCCATATGAACAATGCGATTGTTAACGATTGCATCAAGCAAATCCCCTGATGCCTGGTAAAACGCGGTTCCCGACACATCAACCATCCTGCAACCACTTGCCGCTAATCTTGCGGCAATGCTGGCCGTTGAGTAATGGTCAAACATAATCATGCGCGGGAAATACTTATCAACCCACTTGGTTTTGATGTCGGCCGCAATTTGCAGCTCATCCACTGCCGTGTCAGAACGCCATTGATCCATAATGCCAACGCCAATTTTGCCGTTCGGGAGATATTGACCAGCAACCAAGGTTGCGGTGCGTTTTGATATGGCCACATCAAAGGCCATAAATGTGTCAGGCCCAATTGGTAACGAAAGGTTACTATCCGCGCAAGCCTCCCATGATCCGATTGGCCAAGGGCTGGAAAGTGACGACACCCACATGCACATGTGCTCAGGCAAAAATTTCTCCATTGGCATTACTGACAAAGCTTCTTCAAGGCCCGATTCCGTGATTGTTATGCCAAGGCTTGGATTTGAAGCGGCCCAGGCTGAACGGTCAGTGGGTTTTGCGTGTTGCGGTGCTGAGTATTCATACCAGCCTAAAGTCGGTGATGGATATGAAAGGGCCTTGTCTCTTAAATCATTAAGCACATGGCTAAATGCATCACCGGCGTTGCTGCACACATATGTCTGAGCCTTGTCACCCATTGCAATGGTGATTGGCTTAGCTGCTGCCCAAGCTTCTTCACTGATGTAACGCAGCTCATCCACAAATAGGAGATTGGCAGATTTGCCGCGTGCGCCATCACTGGTTCCGGCCACGATTTCATAACGCGCTCCATTAAGTAAATCTAAATGCTCCTTGCCGTTACCACGGTAGCCAACCTCACCACGGTTGAGCTTGACTTGGCTTCTCAAGAATTCATTGGCCTCAATAATTGAACAAACCTTGCGGAATGTATCTTCAGCCATGCCTCGCTTAGACGACATTGCCACGACCGACTTCTCCTCAAGCACGAACAAGCCAAAAAGGATGCGTAAGGCAATAAGCATGGTTTTGCCATTTTGACGGCTTAGAATCACCGCAACGGTCTTGCGCTTAAACGCCCCAGTTTCATCCACGGTCAAAAAGTCATTGGCAATAAATTTCTGCCAGGGAAATAATGGATACCCACATTTTTCCGCGAACTCCGCAAATTCTTCTCCCCTGGATTTTCCCTTCAACGGAATGCTCATGATCCGTGGTTTTATTGCTCCCACAAGCTTCTTTTTCTTTACCCCCACCTTGGCGGGTTTTGCATTGTCTGTGACTAATTCCATGATGGCCTTGCCTGACCTTCAAAGGGCCCTACAAGACTCGAACCGGCTCGAACCGGAGAGAGAAGGTCGGG